ATATAGACTATCCACAGTATTCTGCAATATTACAATAAAATAAGAGGGGGATTGTCAGGTTAAAAATGCCTTTCGTGTTTTTTCTCCCACGATTCCATCCGGCACTAGCCCAAGCCTTGCCTGTGCCATTTTTATGGCGGACACTGATTTCGAACCGATAACGCCGTCGATTCCGGTCTCCGCAAGAAGGCCAAAGCGCCACAGGCACCATTGCACCCATTTCGCATCATTTCCGGTTGTGCCGTGTCCGACGTTTTTTGTCGGTTCTGTGTAGGGATTATGGATGGACGGCATATCGGTACTACTGCTATTCTTTTTTGTTACCACGCTGTCAAACTGCGTCAGGTTATAGCGGCTGACGATATTCATTATCGTGCTGATGTATGTGGGGCTGGTCGCGTAACCGCCATTTTTGATTGCCGTGATGCATTCCTTGGGATCTGCCTGGCATCGTGCTGCACTGTACCTGCTGCAAGATGCCAGCATGTCATAGTAATCCTCAATGGCATCTGATATATTGTCATACGCGCGGAACATGTCCGTTATGTTTACATAAGTCTTTCCATCGTAGCATTCCTTCGTCCTGGTGGAGTATGCCTTGTCCTTCCATGCGGTTCCATAATGCACCCTGCTTTTGCCTACCTTAATACCTAAGATGGCATTTGCCCGCATCATTTTGGGACTTGTGCCATACGCGCTTTCACAGCAGCACTGCGCGATACAGACAGAGGGCAGGAACCATTTTGCCCTGCCCTCTGCTTTTGTCTGCGCAATTGGCGCTATTTTGTTGATAAAATCTTCTACTTGCTTTTTTGAAGCCATCGTAATTCCCCCTTTTTCCTTTAAATTTTGTTTTCCTGCATTTTCATTGCCTTTACAGCCGCCTCAATCAGCATGTCCAGCTGTGCGTCCGAAATGCTGATATCTTTTGCAGTAAGCATTTCTTTTAATATGGCAATGACAATGGCTTTTCGTTCCGCGCCTGTTTTTGCCTGGTATACCTGCTGTGCCATAAGAACGGCAGTGTCTACCCACTTTGTTATTTCCGCCAGCCTGTCCTGTCCGATTTTTCCCCTTATCCATGGCAGCAGGCTGTATGTCACCACAAATACTGCAAGCATTACAAGCAGTCTCAGGATTTCAAATAAAATATCATTCATAAGGTTTCCTCCTTTTTGGTGAAAAACAGCCTTCCCGATTCGTTTTCAGGAAGGCTGTTTTCATAACTATAAAACAGTATATTTCACAGTCGCATTATATTTAGGTGTTCCGTCTGACTTTTCATACAGCGTTGAATATATTGTATTTCCATCTATCCAAGCCTCAAGAGTCGGACAATATGGCCGAGCTGCTGCGTTAATCATTTCTGCGTTGTATTCCACGATAGACTTTACTCTCCCATCGGCAGTAAAATTCACAATATTCTCGGTATCCTTAACAAGTGTTCCGGAGACGGATTTTGTGTATACTGTCCCCATATTGCATACACCGGAAGATTCTAATGCCACCATATATATATACTGGATTAGCAACGTCCGTATTTGTACACTTAACGCTAAACGTGACTGTCCCATCATCATTAAGTTTGCAGTTAAATATAGGGCTATAGTTCACAGTCACACTTTTTCTAGAATCCATATGGAAATAAATTATCCTTTGAATGTCACTCCCAATCGTTATACTGTTTCCTGCTTTTGACATTTTCAAGGACGTTCGGTAAACTTTTATCTTTGAATTTTGAAAAATATTGCTATTTGCCGCCCGAATCCTGCTACTTGTATTGTAATATCCATTTGCCGGAACAAAAAAGTATGTATAATTATCATCTTGCGAAACACCCCCGGCATCAATGGTCGAACCGCCTTTGTCTGGCATTGCCCCGCTCGCTCCTACACTGCTGCCATTGGTGAATGTCTTACCTGACAAAACATCCCCGGCGCCTGACACATAATCGCTGCCGTTATGGTAATCGGCTGGGATTGCCACATTGCCGTTTCATGCTGTCTCCCCTGTCCATGCCCCTTTGTTTGCCATGCTTCCTGTGAGCAGGCTACCATTGACGCATGCCTTTTTGCCGGACAGGAGCGCTGCTGCCGTGACGGTGTCCCTGGACGTGTCTGTCATGTCAAGGATTTTGCCCAGCAGCGTTCCCCATGTGTCATCTGTGAATGCCGCAACGCCCATGGCAGTAAGATTTTCCACAAGCTTCTGTTTGCTCTCACTGCCAAACTGAAAAACCTCGTTGACCGCCCCTATCAGGGTGTCCGAGGCAATGCCCTCATCCAGCTCCAGCCCGCTTTCCACGCTGCCCAGGCACTTGTCCAGACGCGCAGAAAGTACCAGGTCGTTCTGTAAAAGCTGTTTTGAAGCGGCTGCGTCATTCTCGGCATTTACCAGGTCGCTTTCCTCGACAATCCGAATCTTTTCGGAAAATGCCGGGTTTTCAGATGTATAGTCTTTCATTGTATTCCTCCCCTCCTGATGTTAAAAAATATCGTCCAGCACGTAGGTCTGTTCGACATCATCATCCTTGCCTTTCCGCATAAAATTTTTGATGCAGACAATATCGCCGTCCTCATCATACAGTCCGATTTCACTGATTTCCTCGTTTGCAAGTTCATCCGCGAGCAGCGTGCATTCATACCGGCACGTTGTTTCGTCCGGAAAGCTGTACTTGTCAACCGCTTTTCTGTACCGTTCATCCGCAAGTGCCGTCTGACTCCCTGACGGCGTTTTCACGGTACCGTCCGCATTGACGCCGCCGCTGCCAAACGCCATTCCAATTACGCGCGGAAGCGCGGCTGCGCCTGCCCTCGCCTTTACCAGTTTCATCCTTGCTGTCTTTGTTATCACTACATTTTTATATTCACTCATTCTATATGCTCCTTTCTGTACAGTGCATTATATTTCATTGTGCCGTCATACTGACGCACTCCGCCATACTGCACTACATTTCTACGCGTTTCCAAAGATAAGTTCCCTGTCGTGCTGCCCGGGGCTTTGCATGCCATGTGCAGCCTCACCGCTGCATTTATCTGTCCGTCGTGGCGGACACCGCATCTGCAAGACATTGCACGGAGATTTGTGTCTTGCGCGTTCCGGACGTGCAGCCAGGCAGCTATCCGCACAAGCCTTGCTGTCTGTTCCCCATGCAAGCCCAGCATGTACGTTGTCCCAATGCGCATCCAGTAATTGCGCTGGGCATTATATTTTGACGTGCCGTCATATTTTATGTTTCCCGTATACATGAGGCTGCCCCAGAAAGGCAGTCTCATGTACGTGCGTAACGCTTTCAGGAGAATGCCCGATCTGCTGTACATAACCGCTCCCCTGTATTCGATTACATAGACAATCCAGTCCGATTTTAGTGTGGGTGCAGGCGTCTCGGCATCCATCAGCAGTACTGTTCTCACGCACACGCCCATATTGCATGGCAGCATTCGCTCCATCACCCGAATCAGCTCGTCGGCCTGCCACTGTAATTCCAGCCTTGCTGTCAGGAGAATCGTGTACGCTCCTTTCTGTTCCATTGTCATACCACAAGCCGTGCCAAATATCTGATCCATCTTCTGCACCAGCATCCTCCATGTATATGGAAGCGAGATAAACCACACTGCCTGTACACGCGCACGCCTGTCCTCCAGTGTCTCCCCTGCCGGTGGCAGGATGCCCAGAAGCTTTTCGAACCGCGATATGCCATATTCATCTGCCGTGGCAAGAAACGCATTTCTCAATACGGAATCCGCTGTTTTCCAGACCATGCCTAACTCCGGGTTTTCTGCTTCCAGTGCGGCGCTGATTTCCTTGTATTCCGCCATAAACGGCGGAAGGTAGGATACAAGGCTGACTTCTCTTGTCATCTGCCAACACCCCCAAACATGGGAATCTCATTTTTTGCCAGAATCAGGTTCTGTGCCAAACCGTTCAGGTACGTGTCCCTTATATCAATAATTCCTGCAATGCCTAAAATCCGGTTTTCAATCTGGCTGACCCGCACAATCTGGCTGGAAGTGTCTGCCCATCCTTTGCGAAGTTCCAGCAGATACGCAGACACGGCTTCCGCAATGGAGTTTTGCAGATTTTCCCATCCGTATCCCGTGTCAAACGTGATGTCCGTGCGGACGCAGACTTCCCTGGCAACGGCGCTTTCCACCCTTACCACATGTCCGATGGGTGCAAGCCCATAGCCTTCGCCGGCGTTTTCTTCCGGATCAATGATTGTCTGCACGGTCTGTACAAGCGTGTCCGACGCAGTGCCAAACTCGGAATTGATGATTGTCAGAAGCACCGTGCCCCCTGTTGTCAGTTTCTTTTGTTTCGCGGCATGGAACACGGCATCCAGCCAGTCCTGAACCTCCCCGCCGAATGTCCCCCTGGTATCATTGTACCATCGCTCCACGCTTTCTTTTGGTATCATGTCGGCCGGGGAAATGCCGCTGTTCCATATTCTGGTGACTTTTGTCCTGCCTACGCCGGGGATTGCGTTTGTCTTTTCCAGATAGTCTGACTTGTTTCCGCCAAAGGCATTCTCGTCAAACGACGCAAAATACCT